TGAGTTGGATGCTGCAGGAGATCCAATTATAGAAGAAATTGAAAAAATAGAACTACCTTACATGGAAATGGAAGTATCTGCTATTTTTAAATGGCTTCGAGAAAACAGATATGATATTGAAATGAAAAAAAGAAAAACTTCAAAGGATGATAAAGCTATTTAATATTGAGGGTAAAACTATAAAACCCACAGAGCATTGTTACATGATTCCTTTTTTGAAAGCTATCATGGATAAGTTTCCAGATGATTACATTCAGATATATGGATACTTATTTTATATGTGTGCTCCTTCTTCAGAAAATCCATACCGCGGTCTTCCTGAGTATAGTAAAGAAAGAGTTATACTAAATCATTTAAAGAGTGAGTTCGACCCTGAAAATCCAATTATAAGGGAAGCTCTTAGGAAAACTGAACTTCTTTATGATACACCGTCAAGGCGCGCGCACAGAGGGGTTAAAACTATGATTGATAAGTTAGCTTTATTTTTTGAGAATGAGCAGCTTACAGCAGGTGGAAGAGATGGTAATTTAGCGAGTATTGTAAATTCAGTAAAACAGTTTGATCAGATTCGAAAATCCTTCAAAGGTATTGAAGAAGATCTCGAGGAAGAACAAAAAAGTTTAGATAAAGTTCGCGGTGGTTCAACTATTGCTTTTGACTTAACTGATGACGATGCCGATGAACCAACTTTTGAAGATGAAGATTGATTATGAGCATCTATCCATTATATAGCAACAAACAACTTGGTAAACTTCACCAAAGAATTCCTGTTTGGGAAAATGGGGATTGGTCAACAATTAGTTTTACATCCCGTGAGGAATTTGCAGTTTATTTAGAAGAAAACTGTTTAAGGGAACCCGGACAGTATGAATTGGACGATACATCTTTTGAGTTTAATAAAAATGCCATAAAGTTTGACAAGAAGGGATATTTCTGCGATGAAGTTAAAGATAGTGCTGAATGGAAAAACTGGTGGAATTGGGAAAGATATAAAAATAGAAAAGGTGCATTTTTTAAAGCTAATGGTAAAGTATGGTATTTACCTAGAGGTTATTATTTTTGGATAAATTTCTTAAAAATTATAGACAAGGTTAAAAGAAAAGAAGCTTTTCCTGAAGTACATGATGCTCAGTTACACATGTCTTTATATGAATTTATAGCAGAAGTTCGCTATAAACACGGATCGACATTAAAGAAAAGACAGTTCGGTTCTTCTTTATATCACATAGGAGATCTTATAAATTTATTATGGTTTGAAGAAAGTGTTGTATTAAAAATTGGAGCTTCTTTATCTGCATACATTACAGGTATTAATGGTAACTGGAAGTTTGCTGAATCATATAAAGATTTTCTAAATACTCATACAGATTGGATCCGACAAATGAGTCCAGATGGAGTTGGTAGTTGGCAACAACAAGTTGAGGTTGTAAAGAATGGAATTGGAGTAAACATTGGACTCAAAGGAACTTTGGAAGCTAGATCTTTTGAACAGAGTCCAACAGCCGGTGTAGGGGGATTACTTACAAAGATGTTTTACGAAGAAGCTGGTATTGCTCCAACCATGGACCAAACATTATTGTATATGATTCCTGCCATGGAAGCCGGTGATTTAACAACCGGTATATTTTTGAGTGCTGGTACAGTAGGAGATTTAAAGCAGTGTGGTGCGCTTAAAAAGTTTATGTATTCTCCGGAAGGTTATGACATGTACACCATTCCAAACATCAATGTGAATACAAAAGGAGTTATATTAACAACACCTTTGTTCATTCCTGAGCAATATGCTATGAAGCCGTATATTGATGTTTACGGAAACAGCATGGTTAAGGAATCTCTAATTGCAATTGAAAAGAAAAGAAAGCGCTGGAGAGAAACTTTAGATGAAGCGGCCTACCAATTAAAAATATCTCAGCATCCAATTAATATGGAAGAAGCTTTTGCTCATAGAGAGGAAAGTATTTTTCCACAAGCGTTGATTAAAAGCATGCAGGTTAAGATTGATCGCAAAGAATTTCCTTATGAATTGGTTGAGCTGGAACCATCTGAAACAGGAGTTATTGCAAAAAATACTAAAAAGCCTCCTATTACTCAATTTCCTGTTGATAAAAAAATGGTTGATAAAAGCGGATCCATTGTTGTTTGGGAAAGACCTATTAAAAATGCACCATGGGAAACTTACTATGGAACTGTCGATCCTGTAGCACAAGGTAAAACAACTACATCTGTATCTCTTTGTTCAATTCAAATATATAAAGCACCATTAGAAGTAACCAGAATTGTAAATGGTGAAATGAAAACTTACATAGAAGGGGATAAACTTGTTGCGGCTTGGTGTGGAAGGTTTGATGATATCAATAAAACCCATGAGCGGTTGGAATTACTAATTGAGTGGTATAATGCTTGGACACTTGTTGAGAATAATGTCAGTCAGTTTATAACACATATGATTAATAAGCGAAAACAGAAGTACCTTATTCCTAAAGATATGATGTTATTCCTTAAAGAACAAAAATTAAATACTACAGTTAATGCTGAATTTGGATGGAGAAATATTGGTAGAATTTTTTATGATAATATTTTACCTTACTTTATTGACTCATTAAAAGAAGTAATTGACCAAGAAACTAAAGAAGATGGTACTGTTGTAAAAACTACATACGGTATTGAAAGATACCCTGATCCAATGCTTATGCTTGAGATGGAACAGTACATCGAAGGATTGAATGTCGATAGACTTGTTTCGCAAGCAGCCTTGACTGCATTCATAAAAATTCAAATAGCAAACCGTGGATGTCGTAAGATGACAATCAATGAAGATGACAGCGATTTGCATAAGTCTGATAAAATCACTACATTAAATAGGAGTCCTTTCCGAAATATAGGCCAATCTACAAAAGTTGGATCTATGAAAGTAAAAGGAAGTCCGTTCAGAAGAATAAAATAGAACTATGGAAGTTAAAAATGCTTTGGAAATAAAAAATGGTGCAAAGGTTGAACCTTGGATTGCCAATTCCTTCACTCAACCAATTCAATTCCTTCCTGAGTCCGCAAAGGATGAGGAATGGTTTATCCATAATGCCGATTGGTTAGAATGGCAAGGTATCAAACAAATTCGCGAAACTGGTCGTAGATTATTGAAAAATTATAATCTTGCCCGAGGTATTATTGATCGTGCTGATTACATTCCAGAGGACAATCCTGAGAATGCTGATATACTAGATGCAATGATCACAGAAGGAGAAGAATTTGATAATGCTTATGAATTAAAGTTTTATCCAATTATTCCAACAGTAATGAATGTACTTACTGCTGAATTTGCCAAGCGTAATACTCAAGTAAGTTATTCAGCGGTTGATGATTATTCTTACAATGAATTGATTAGTGCAAAAACTGCAGAAATTGAAAGCGCTTTATTAGAGGATGCTCAAAATAAACTGCTGCAGGAAATGTTAGCTACAGGTTTAGATCCTAATACTCCAGAGGCGCAACAGCAATTTGATCCAGAGGCTTTAAAAAAATTACCAGAAATTGATCGGTTCTATAAGAAGGATTTTAGGACAGTCGGAGAGATATGGGCAAGTCGTCAACATGATATTGATGTTGAAAGATTTAAAATGGATGAATTAGAAGAAATAGGATTCTATGATTCTCTTGTTGCTGACCGTGAGTTTTGGCATTTTAAAATGTATGAAGATGATTACGATGTTGAATTATGGAATACAGTTACAACATTTTATCATAAATCCCCATTCAAAAAGTATATATCTCAAGGTAGTTATGTAGGTAATATTGAAATGTTAACTATTGCGGATGTTATTGATTCAGAAGGTTGGAAGATGACAGGTGAGCAATTAGAACAGTTAGAAAAATTATATCCTACCACTAATTCTAAAATGTTATTAGACGGTGTTCAGAATGAGGTTCATTATGATGCTAGTATTAGTCACAAAGATAATCTAAAAGATAGTCTTGCTATGAAGCAGTATCTTGCTAGAACGGAGGCTGAATACAATAAAGAAGATATAATATCTTGGATTATCGGCGAAACTGCTGAAGGAACCCCTTTACATAATAGCCAAATGATTCGCCGAACAACAATGTATTGGAAAGGACAAAGGTTATTATATCACTTAACAAGTGTTAATGAAGGCGGTGAAGTAGTAACAGCCATTGTTGATGAAAGTTATGTCAAAACAAATAATCCTATTTACAATAACAAATTTGATTCTCGAAAAAATGCTGAGACTTTGGTATATGGAGATCATATGGAACCGCTTTGGCAAAATATTGTTTATGGTACAATAAAGTTAGGTTCTACAGGAATGCCTTATCATAATAGAGAAAGTTCTGATTTTACTCCAATATATCTAGGTCCAAATGGGCCTAAGCCAGGACCACTATTATTTCAATTTAAAGGAGATAAAAGTATTTATGGTGC